CTCAGCGAGGAACCATGGCTCTAGACCTAGCAAAGTTCAGAAGTTGGGCCAGAGTCCCGCACACGGACGACGATCCAAGTATCCAAATTGCTTGGTCTGCCGCCGTACGCGAACTAGAAGAGCGCACTGGGTGGTGCGTGGAGAGTGTCACTAGAACGCAGTGGGTGCCCTCAGCGCCCTTGACGATCTACGGAGGTCTGTACCTCCGTTTGGAGCGCCAAGGCGACCTGGCTGGCACTACGGCCGTCTACAGCGACAGCACGACGGTGCCGCTCACCGGCACGTGCGCAAAGATCCAAATCAATGGCTTGGTCTACGTCGATATGGACATCGACAACTTGACTTACCCAGTAACGCTGACCGTGACGGCCGGCAACGCAGCGCTCAACCCGCTGCTGGAGATGGCGCTACTCCAGCGCGTCGCGCACCACGTCGCAAGCCGCGGCGATGACACCGTTGCCCTGGACTCTACCTACTGGGATCGGATCACCGGCATGATGAGTAAGGGGATAGGGTAGTGGCCGGGCATGTTCCATCCGGGATGATGCGCCTCGTTATGACGGCGCAGAACCCAGTAGCCACGCTCGACGCGTTCGGCCAGGCTTCGGAGTCTTGGCTTTCGTTTGCCAACATCCCGGTGCACATTGAGAACGCCAACACGGAAGAGACAATGGATGACGGCGGTTCGAGCGTGCGCACTGATTGGCGGATCCTTGCTGCTTTCCACCCGTCGGTTACTACCCGCTCCAGGCTTCTGCTAGTAGACAACGGCGTAACGCGCACGTTCTTCATCAAGGGCTGCTGGGACAGGGATCAGAAGCGCCGGCGCCTAGAGATCAATGCGGTGGAGGTGACGGAATGAACCCCGTGAAGATCACCATTGACACCAAGGAAGTGACGCAAACACTTGCGCGTCTTTCGCCCATGCTGAACGAGGCAGTGCGCAAGAAGGCAATCCGCAAGGGCTTCAAGCCGTTTGTTCCGAACCTGAAAGCGGTTCTACTGAACGCACCCTACATCCGCAGCGGCAAGAAAATCCATCGCAAGGGCATCGCATCTGCTACGCGCGTCAGTTCCCCGAAGCGAATGGGCGCAGCAGGCGCACCGATTCGCGCGGAGCTTGGGGTGCAACTAGGCAAGAAGGGCGGCGCTCGTGCTGGTGGAAAGCAATTCGTCTACCCGTGGAAAGAGAACGGGTTCATGCACAAGAAGTCTGGCCGCATGATTCCCGGCAACCACTATGGCGATATGTGGGGTAAGGCAAACGTAGCCAAGATCATGCAAGCAATCAGTTCCGAGATTCTGATTGAGGCTCGCAAGATCCTCGGAATGGGGAATACCAGTGTCCCTAAGTAATATCCAACGCGCTGTGCAGGATGCGCTTGAAACTAATGTGGACACCTATTGCGGTGTTCGCCAGGCGGGCTTTGCAACACCGTGTTACGTCTACGAGGTCACGAGCGCGGCAGTCGATGTGGCTACCTCTGGAATCCCTACTTTGTGCCATTGGACAATCACGGTACAGGTCCAGGTGATTGCAGACGAGGTTAGCACTTGCCTTTCACTTGTCGACGATCTGCGGGATACGTTTGCATCACCAATTACGAACGCTACTTGGGACTGCGTCATGGTGCTATCCGCGTTCAGCGTGACCATGAGCACCGAATCAATAGATGACGGCAAGACCGATGCGGAGCGCATCGGAACCGTCCAACTCGAACTACTTGTACAGGAGACAACCTAATGGCAATCACACCAGGCTACGGCGGGGCACTGACGCTTAACTTCCAATCATCGTCGGCCGCTACATACTTCGCAAAGAATGTGACGTTTAGCCACTCCCGCTCATCCCTCGACTCGACAAGCCTTGCCGACTTTGCAGAAAAGCGAATGCCTGGCCGGATCCAACGCAGCGTGACATTTGACTGCATGGCAGACAGCGGTTTAGACGTAGCGATCCGAGCGCATATGAACCCAACTTCAATAGCAGACGCTCAAAACAGGACTGTGGCATTTAGTTACACGGACAAGGGTTCAGTGGCGTACGTACTAACTGGGCACATCACCAGCGCAACCCGCACCGATGACGGCTCCGGCCCTGGCATGTGGTCAATCAGCGTTGAGGAGGCTTAATGCCGTTCGATCTCTCTTCAATCTCACCGAAGCCGCGGCGCGTCGATGTGCCTGGTGTTGGCTTCATCATGGTGCGTGAGCCCACGATGGCGGACTACACCCGCGCGGCTGCTGATCCATACTGGTGGGCGGCTTGTCTGTCCTGCATCGATGGCACTCCATTCGTGCACAACCACGGCGAGATGGCAAACGTGCGAGCGGACATTTGCTCGGCGCTGCTCGAGGAGATCAACCGAGAACGTTTTACGACGCCGCCGAACGGCGGCTCTGGAGAATCGCAGACGCCGAGCAACGCATGAACATGAGCGGACTCATTGCCAAGTCAGAACTCACCACCCTTGAGCGGTGCGAGTGGCTGCTTACGGCCCTGGTGTGCAACGCTGTCGGGCAGAAGCCACAGCGCTGCATCCCCTGGTTGAAGAAAGAGACGTATGGCAGATAAGAGCATGAAGGCTGTCATACGCGCTGAGGTTGACCCCAAGGGAGTCATCAAGGGTGTTGCCGCGACCAATCGCGAACTATCCAAACTGAACAGCAAGACGAGCGCTATCGCTGTTGGTGCATCGTTCAACATGGCCCAAATGGGATTTCAAATGCTCATGGGTGCGTTCCGAATTCTTGATCGCCGCATGACCGAGATGGCGCAGATGTCTACGCGGTTCTCACCCGAAGCTCAGCGCGGCGTAATGGAAACGCAAATTGCCAAGATCAACCAAGAGATCGAAATGGCAAAGGCGTACGGCCTTGATGTAGCGGGAGTCGAACGCGCCAAGCGGCAGGGCATCACCCAACGAACCCAGAGCGATGTATCCGCTGCTGGCGGTGGACAACTGGCATTCACAGAATCGTTGAAGCAGAGCGCGGAGACCATGTTCAATGAAGGCATGAATCAGTTCACGATGACATTTACTGATCCGGGCAAGAAGTTCAGCATGGAAAACCTTTCCAACCTTAACAACCAGTTTGGCTTCGGCACAAGCGGCCAAGAGAAGACTGCTGGCATGAGTGATGCGCCTCGGCGCGATGAAGAGGTACTGCGCCAAATTCACAGAACTTTGAAAGGTGGCTCCTGATGTCTTTTACCCTTGTTGAACGCGCAAATAGCCGCAGTTACTCGCTAGTGCCCACGCCAGGTGAGTCAACAATTACCTTGCAGTACTTGATGACATGGAGCAACGCCAGCACGCAGCCGACAGAAGCACAGATACTTAGCGCTGCTAGCCCGCCACCAAAGCGCATCAGTTCAACCGTTTACTCCGGGAACTCGTACCTAAAGACAATGGTAATTCGTGAGGTTTCCATTGAGCCGGTACGGGAACGGCAGAACGCTTGGATTGTCACGCACCGAGCAAGCACGCGAAACGGAACTCAACTAGATCAAGATGGTTCGTACTGCAGTTGCACACGCGCTACGGTTGTGCGATCGACGGCCATGTACCGCAAGGATCCGACGTTCCCAACCAACGGAACCGTTGCGTTCTCTGCGGGTGCAGATATTGCCGGGCTAAAAGTCGACACTAACGGCAAGCCCAAGGTCTACGACGTACCGCAGCAACTTGTAACGATTGAAACGCAATACGACAGAACGCTTCCGCAAGGTAGCCCAGCTGCTGAACCACTGTGGTCGCTTTACACCTCTTACGTGGGTAACCGAAACAGCGCTGTCTTCCTTGGCTTTCCAATTGGAACGCTGCTGTACCAGGGCTTTCAAACTGCGCCGGAAGACAACTACTACCGGCTGAGCCACACGTTCTTGTACGACGCCTGGTACCACCTTGACCAAATCCCTGCGCCAAATCCGACCGGCGAACCAGTCTTAACTGGTGGCGTAACCATTGGCGGCTTGCCAATTCTGCAAGTAGACAAAGTTGTGTTCCTGCAACGGTACGACACGCTTTCCGCGTTCTCCGGCATCTTGTCGGCATTGGATCTGGCCGCGTTGACAAACCCGAAACCACTAGCAATCGCATAATGGCTTTCCAGAACCCAATCTTCAACGGGAACTTGTATGGCGGCCTGACCAGGTTCGCTATGAACGGGTTCGCGCAGACTCAACGGGTGGCTACGGCCAACGCGGCCGGCATCAAGTTTGCTCAGAGTGAAGCGTTTGCCAAGGCGCCTACCAAGTCTGTTCTGGTCACCCTGGAGACTGCCACGCTTTACGCGGCGAACCGATGGACGTACGCCGTAAAGATATGGTTCCCAACCCCAATCGGCGGTGGTGGCATTACTGTGCCGACAAACGATTTGAGTGGCACTTATGCCGCTGCCGTCAACCTGCGTGAGTGGCACAACACTTCCACAATCGTCGATGGCATGAACATCTCAACCGCACCAGCGGCCACGATTGGGCCGGTCGGATCCACTTACAACACTAACACTGCTTCATGGCCAACAACGGAACTATCGGCAAAAGTCGAGCTTCACGTTTGCTATGACAGCAGCGGCGCCGTCTTCGCCTACTTCGACCGACCAAACCCATTGAGGTGCACCTGATGGCCAACCTAACCCTAGTAACTCCGATCCCGCCCCAAGTCATCTGCAAAGGTGAGGTGTTCGCCGTTTCAATGCACGTTCATGATGACGGCGCAAACTTCCATTGGACAACCGCAGGATTCACGCCCAAGGGCTTCATCACCGTGGGTACGGTCAAACTCGAAGGCACTGGCGTCGTTGTCAACGCTGGCGGCGGCACTGCAACCGTGTCCTGGACTGCGGCGCAGACGTTGACCGTAGACGCCAACTCGTGGGGCACCATCGTCCTATACGCCGACCCGACATCCGGCAGCGAGAACCGACATATCGCGACCATCTTCGCACGCATCACAGCTGAGGCCATACCGTAATGTTTACTTCCATGTTCCGTAAAGCAATGTTAATCATCAAAGACATCTTTACAGGTGGTTCTTCAACTACTACTACTTGGACGGACGTAATCACCGGTGGTGCATCTTCATCTTCAACCCTTTTCACAGACATTCTCGATGGCGGTTCGTCGTAATCCAAAGGAAACAACATGGCAACTATCAGCGCAAACATCTGCATTCGGCGAGACACGGCAGCAAACTGGACGTCCAACAACCCAACACTGTTGACGGGAGAGATGTGTGCCGAAACCGATACCGGCAAGTTTAAGGTCGGCACCGGCACCGTCTGGACTTCCACGAGTTACAGCGGAGGCAGTACAAACTTCCTTGCGACCGGCACCGGTGCAACTTCACGCACCCTGGACTCCAAACTCCGCGACATGGTAAGCGTGAAAGACTTCGGGGCAGTTGGTGACGGAACAACCGATGACCGCGCAGCTATCCAGGCTGCTATTGATTCGTGCATTACTCTTGACCGGACGCTTTTCTTTCCCAACGGCGTATACGCCATGTCTTCGTTTACTGATTCAGCATCGGGAATTCAAGTAAAGGTTGTCACACCAGCAAATGCGCTGAGGATGGAAGGTGACTCGGCGACCATTAAATCGACAAACACAACGCAAGCGGCGTACATGTTCTACATCCAAGGCTCTGTTGGTAAAGATCTCAGTCTCAAAGGACTCACATTTGATGCAAATCTGAAATCGCAAGATTGCTTTCGACACGACGACCAATTACAAGGCGCGGCGGTTGTCGAGATTGACAACTGTGTATTCCAAAACGGATTCGGAATACAAAACGGCGTTCCAGTAGGCGCGGGATTTTGGAAATCATCCGTTGGTCTTGAATTGCTTGGCGGTTATAAGTTCATAAATCTTACGAACAGCGAATTCACTAATTTCAAAAGAGACCCCTTAACTGCATCAACTGACTTTGAAACAGCCGGAGTGGGTATTGGGGTAAACACAAACGGGGGAACGTTTTACCCGCAAAACACAAATGTTTCCGGTTGTTACTTCAATGACATCAACAACAATCAAACGGCAGCGGTTTCGCAAAACGCAAATGCTGACGGACTAAAGATATTCGGTGGATTGGTTGCTGGGGCTTCGTACATTGCTTCAACGGCCACAATATCAAACAACCACTTCATCAATTGCCAAGGCCGTGCCATTAAGGTTCAGAACGATGAAGCCGTAATTACAGGCAACACGGTTAGGTATGCAGTCCGACCGATCAATGGTGGTTCAGGTCAAATCAATTGCCAGCTTGAGTGCGGCATTGTTTCAAACAATGTCTTCCACTATGACGCAGCACCCGCTGTTCTAGGTGTACCGCAAAATCCGTTTGCAAATGCTGTAGGTGGGGTTGGTTCTGCTCCTATTGGATTCTTCCCACAGGTTGCAACAACACGTGCACGAATGTTGACGGTGTGTGACAACATTGTTTTAAACAATGTTCTTGAAGCGACTGGCATTCTAGAAAATTTCACGGGATGGAGTGAAACAACACCAACAGCGCTGCCTGTGTTCATGACCCTAACGGGCAACAAGATTTCTGGGCCTTTAAAAGTATTTGCCACCCCATGCACAAGAAACAGCTTAGGAATTTGCTCAAGTGTTATTCAAAATAACATGATGACCAAATTGACACACGCATTCCTTGCGTCTTCTACTGGTTGCACCTTTGCACTTAACAAATTTGAAGTCTCGGGAAATGTAAATGCTACAGCAACCGCTAAGCCTCATTTGGTTAGCACTAGCGATTACACGACTGTGTTGACCGCAAATTTTAACGCTTCTAGAAACCAAAATATTGGGGTGACTGCCAATCTATTAAATCAAAACGAAAAAGCATTCCTCCCAAGGGTTGGGACGATTGTTGATCCGGCATACGGCTACGGCGGGGGCATAAGTGTGCAAAGCCAGATAGTCGAAGACGATGCAACATATGCATTCCCTGCTATCACGTACCAGACGAACGGAGCAAGTATGCGAATGCTGACCAGCAGTTGGGGAGGCGCGACAAACTTCCTATTCCTGCATGGTGATGGCACACTTACTTCGGTATCTGCTGGAGCCAAAATTTCATTAACCACAAATGTAGATGACTTATTGAACGTGTACATTGATGCTGGACTTATCAATATCAAAAACCGACTTGGCAGCTCACGAGTTTTCACACTCTTTACCTTGGGCTAAATTTGATGATCTACCTCGCCCTCATCGTCCTGCTGCTCACCGGCTGTGCTTCGCAGACGGCGGCCATATCACAGGCGGCCAGTAGCACTAGAGACGCAGTGCTAGCCGCGCAAGTTCACCTGGCAGACGCTAACACGGAACTCTCGCGAATTGCCGTGCATATGCAGCAGATCAACGAAAGCATCCCGTACGTTTCAGATGATGTCCCAGCGATCCTGTCAACCATGCAGTACGTCTCAATCGCAGTGGTGGCCGCTGTGATTGGAGCACTTATCTACACCTACATACCACGAGGCCGCTGATGCTTACTACAGCCCAATACACGATATGGATGCTTGCCCTAGTCGCACTGACATTTGCCGCCGGTTGCTCCGTCGGCTCTACCTTCCGCAGAATCCGAACACCCACAAAGGCATCAAATGCTAAATCTCGCAACGCTTGACGGTGTACTTTCCAGTCTATTCTTCAGCATAACGCTAGGTTTGATCGGGACCCTGGCCGGCTACTTCTGGTGCAGGAGTAAGGGCAGCAAATGAGCCGACGGCGGTCGTGTTGTTGCCAAGACGGACTCCTTTGGTACGCGCTCAAGTGTGAGACGTACTTT